AAAACATAAAGCCATCGATAAAAATACCGATGGCTTTTCTTTTTATTGTGGGGGCGCTGGCCACTTGATATCCGGCGCGGCTGATGTATCTACACGATTCAACAACACCCGATAAGTCTTCCAGACTTCCAGCAACGATGTTTCTTTCTCCGTTACGATCCCCAGGTCAACCGCATCCTGAAGGGGGGCTATTTTATCTGTCGCCAGTTGCAGAAGTCGTTTTTTAGTCTCCTCCGCTTCACGAAGCCGGGCGGCTTTTTCTGCCTCTTCGTCTTTCACCCATTTTGTACCGTCCCATTTTTCATACTGACCGTCCGGGGAAATGGTCGTCACGTTTTCCGGTAATGATCCCAGTTCAGAAATCCAGATCGCCTCCCCGGTATCCGTTCTGTATACCGTCTGCCCCCGGTGGTCTTCGACAACGTTCCAGGTGTTTTTTTCGCTGTCAAACACCGCGATACTTCCTGCCGGGATTTCCGGTGGCTCAATATCCGTACAGTGAGCCGGTAATCCGGTATGCGGCGGAATATACGCATCGCCCGCGCCAATAAATTCGTTTGTATCTGAACGCAGATTATAAATTTTAATTGTCTGCGCCTGTTCGCTCATTTTAAAAGTCATTATGCCAGCCTCACTATGTAGTTAAATGCAATATTTTTAACCGTGGTTTCCGCATTACCGTCTGCGTCCACAATAACGACGTGTCCGTGTGGGCCTATGTATACAGTGTGGTCGTGTACTCCAATATAAACTGTATGGGCATGGTCTCCGGCTGATGCTGTAGTGCCACCACTCCCATTATTACCCTCGCTGGAACCTCGGGATCCGGCAGTTCCGTCTACCGCACCAATCCCCCGAACTAACTGTGTATGTGTATGACCGCCCGTTGTATTGGTCGATTTTGTGCCGTAATCAAAGGATGAGGTTGTTTTTGTCCCTAAATCAGTATCCTGCGCCCGAGCGGTGTGCGAGTGCGATTTGTTGCCGTCCTGTTCCTGTGACAATACCGCGCGACCGCTGGCCGGTTTGCCCTTAATCATCCAGCCGCGCATATCCGGAATAACACCATTCGGATGGGCTATTGCCAGCTTTGGATACCGGGAAGTATCGAATACCTGTCCCTGCATCACCGCATAACCATCCGGCACCACATCCGACGGCCAGGCTATGGGTGCCCCCACCGGGACACCGGAATTAGCCTCGGCGGCTCCCTGAATCAGTTTTTGAATGGCGGCAACAACCTGGGCATCATTTGTTTTATCAGTCTGCATTCCGGCCGCGCTCAGAACAGCAATTAACTCGCGCTGAACCGTCGTTAACCATCCCCCCATTATTTCTGTTGGCTGGATATTCCCGGCCACACTACCATCTGTCCACTCACCATTGCCATCTGCGGTATCAGTGAGATCACCAATTTTAAGCATGAGATATCCTCACAGCTAAGCGATTATAAAATAAAGAAAGAAGTCCGGAGTCAGGAAGAGGTCGGAATGTAATTAATGCGCAGAATGATATCCGGCGCAACCAGATGTTTCAGAACACATTCCATCCGTCTGTTGCCCCACGTTCTCAGCGGATCGCCACAGTGTGCCTGCCCACATGTTGCCCGGACAACTGTCGTCTCCGGAACATTCACCTGTAGCACCAGCGGCCAGTCATCACCGTTCAGTGCATCGCCACACGCAGAAAGACCACACCTGGCACGGCGAAACCCGGTCACCGTGACGCTATAGCCAGAACGGGCCAGAGCATTTATAAGCGATATAGCAGATAAGCTACCGTTACTGGTCAGTTTCGTGACAACAGCCGCACGCCGTAGCGCGATAGTCGTCATCTCACCGATGGAGCAATCATCAGGAAGCCCAAAAGCCTGCTCCCAGTCAGTCAGCAACGAACCGGCAGTGGCCGGAAATGCATTGCGCAGCAGCGAGAGCGCAGCGGTATCGCTTGCCTCAAATGATTTTGCCAGCCCCAGAAGCACTTTTCCCATGACCGTATCGTCACCATGCCTCCAGGCCTTTCCCGGCGGCAACAACTTCCCCAGAGCCGTGGCATAATTCCGGTTACTGTAGCGGCTCATGACGTCCCCCCGGTGAAACGAATCTGACCACGAACCGGCAAAGCCCCGGCCTTAAGCTGAATATATGTGCCGGATGGTTGATTCAGGACAAAACCTCTCGTCCCGTCAATGGCACCAATCGCCAGAGACAAATCGGACAAAAATATCTTCCCTCCGGGCACACCATCATCGAAAAATACTTCATCAATGGCGCTCTCTATCGCAGCAACCACATCAGCACCAACATCCGGGATACCGCCAATATCAAAATCAATAACGTTCTGCAGAGGGGAACACGCCCATACCAGCGTGGTGGCCGGACGAAGCGGGAAAATATAGTCAGCGACACGCAACTGGTCCCCGGTCGCCTTACCATAGTGGTATGTCTCTTTGGTGGCAACGCCATCAGTCCCCACAGGAAAACCGTGGTTTGTCCTGTCGTCACCATCGCACATAAAGTAGAGACCCACGCTTCCGGCCCCCAATAACCGGGGCGATACCCACGCACGAGTCACGCCCGGGACCTCCAGCGCCCAGCGCCTGTAGTCGTCCTCGCTACCACCTTCAGCGACAGACTGGTACGCCTGCAACACCCGCTGCCGAAAGGCCTCCGGGCTCTCCATATTCGCGCCGCCGGAAATGGCCTCAACTGCCACCGCGGCACTGTCCACGCCATCAATAGCACAGTCCAGCGTCAGCGTCGTTCCCGCCGGCGCATTGCCATCAGCCACGGTCAGACTGCTGCCGATTTCGGGTAAAACGGCGGTAATGCTGCCGGTTCCGGTTTTATCTGCGCCGATCGTTACCACATGGTCAAGACGGTACTGAACGCCCGTATTCCGGTTTAACAGGCTTCCTGACGGAATAACGGCGCCTTCATTACCCCGTTTAAACATGACGTTCGGGCAGGTCGCGGCAGAAGCATCCTTCCGGTACACGTTTTTGAGCGCCCCCCATGCTGCCAGCCACTCATCCTCGGCGGTAAACGGATTGCTTTGCCGGGCGATCCAGTCCAGATAGGCGAAATGCAGATGACTCATGCCTGCATCCATATCGGCCAGGATCCGTAAGTTTGAAAATCTCAGTAGTTCGCCGGTATTTTTCAGCTCCGAAGTAATGAACTGTCGGTTCCGGCTGCGTAACTCACTGAGTACAGGTCGCTGATACGGCATTATTCTCTCCCCACAACCATTTAAACTGGTATTCCTGTTTGCTGCCATCCGGGCGAAACAACAGAATGGTCAGATAAAGTCGGTCCGGCCAGACGATCCGACTTGCAGCGCTCACAGAGGACAACACGCCATCCGACACCAGCCAGGCCAGAGCTTCTTCTGCATAGTCCTCAGCTTTTCTTGCCACCGCACGGGAAAGCGGGCTGCGGTTCAGTAACCACAGACGGGATCCCAGCAGCACCTCATCTCCGGTGTCACCCCACCACCCCCGACGGTCACCATCATCGGTTACGTCATCCTTATCCGCCAGCCGGTCACTGAACAGGCTGATTAGCATTGCCGTTTCAATATCGTCGCCTTTCGCCAGATCGTGAGCCCCCTCCTGCCAGCCAGCAAAGCCGGAGTCTGTTTGCCAGATAGTCCTGATATCAGCCATCAGGCCTCCTGATTCGTTTTTTCACTGGTGCGGGTGTCGTTACCAGACTGCACGTTTTTAACGTCGTGACCGTGTAAGTTATAGGCATCGCGGAGCGCTTTCATGCTGACCTGATTGGACTCGCAGTTATCAACTATATCGCCAGTACACTCCGCCAGCGGAGTGGTCAACCGGACTTTAACACTGGCGGTGATGTTCGCGTTCGCCGCGTCCAGCACCTCAATATCCTGCCCCGCACACTTAACTGTGAGTTTTTCCAGCCCGAGCAATACGGATTTCCCCTTCGCGTCATAAATCACCGTCTCTCCGGGGTTAAGCGAGCCGTAGCGCGTTAAACCATGGTTTGTCGCAACGATAACCTGGCTGGAACGATCGCCCCCCATGCTCAGGATGAGTACATCACTCCCCGCCGGCAATCCGGAAGAGAAACCAAACTCCGTCATTCGCAGTGTGTCACCACGAACGTCAAAAGGAGTTTTGTACTGCAACTTTTGCGCCACCCCACTATCATCGCAGACACCCGTTGTTCTTCCGAGCCCCACCAGCATAGTGATGCGCCGGTATAGCCTTGCAAAAACATCATTCATGTCAGCTCCAGTAAGTTCGAATAGAAAGCGTAAGGTTGTATGACAAACGCAGCTGGCGGTAGCAACACCATTTCCGCATGCGTGCCATCATCATCCCTGAGGTAAGTGACTTCGGCCAGCAGCAGATCCTGCAGCTCAACCCCCAGCGTCGGCAAATGAACCGGCACCAGTGTATTAGGTTCCCAGAGCGCTCCCGCGCTGTCGCGCCAGTTGTCTGTCACCACGCGAAGGAGCCGTGAGCGACCATAACGCCGGTTCATTTCCCAGTTAACACAGTCAGTCGCCATATCCCGGGCCACCAGTGTACTTTCTACCATGATGATCCGCTTCCGGTAGCGCATTGAGGCCGCATCCGGGTCGCGCGCCGTCGCCAGCGTTACCGCGTCATAGCCAGAGCCCCCCGCTTCACCAACCGGCGTGAAATTCATCGATACGCCGGTATAGTCAGAAAACCGCTCATCCATTGACTCTTCATACCAGGCATGCTCGACGTTCACACCTTCTTCCAGTCCGCTGGCTGCGTGCTTATCACCAACGCGGGTCAGGTAAAGGTTACCGTCAGGGAGATCGTAATAAAGCAGCCCCGCCCAGCGGGTCACCCGGTCAATAACCTCCTGCGGCGACTCTCCCCAGTTCAGCGTAAACTGGGGAACGGAGCGGATCCCCGTCACGTCCGTCGTAACAGAAATGCCATAAGGTAACGCCAGTCGCTGTGCAATCCCCAGCGCATCCGCATTACTGATGACATTGGAAGGCCATTCCGCACTGCAATCCACCAGGTCCTGACATTTACTGCGTCCGGCAACCCTGATTTCATGCCGTCCGGAGGAAAGGGCCGGGGACCACCTGTCGATATACCCCGTCAGCACAACATCCCGCCCAAGGCTCACGCGGCAGCTTTCACCTGCCCGGACGCGCTGCTGATTGTCACTACCGGGATAGAGATCCAACAACCCCAGACTGAACGATGAAGGCAGGCGCTCAATCCCCCGCGTAACGGAAATGCGCTCCCAGCCCTGAATTACAACACCATTCGTCTCCAGCACCAGCTCATCGTCAGTCCGATCCATTAATGACCTCCACGCTCAGCGGCATAAATGCCGGATGAACAACGCCGGAAGACACCACCAGCGCATCGGCGCGGTCGGCATTCTGCCAGATCCGGTTTGCCAGGGTCAGCGCCGGCAACAGTGAGGAAAATGTCCATACTGCGCTGGCCACATCCATCCCCTGAGAAAGCATGCTCCGCGTAAAGGTTTCGCGCAGCACTTCAAGGTTATCCCACAGGTCATCATGCCCGTGCCCGCTCGCCAGCAGACTGGCAGTATCCAGCACGGCTATCCCCCGATTAAACAAATCCTGCGCAGCAGATGCCCCCGTCAGCGCCACTGAAACAGCAACACGGACAAACATCAGGGCTCCCATGATTTTCAGATACGCCATCAACGCGGAATAAACCCGCCGACTGGTGGTGTCGTTGTAGTAAGTGCCGTCAAAAGCTGAATCCGACACCATGGATTCGAACAACGACAGTTGGTCTTTCGTGGATGGCACAGCGTCTGTCAGCGTGATCATCATCGACTGCACCGCATCCGGTACGGCGTCGATCTCACGCATAGCAGACAACCCGGCAACCGACGCGGCTATTTCACTTCTCGCCCGCACCACCTGCATATTTTTGTCCGCCACCAGCGCAGGATAATTTACCGGAGCTGCCGCAGGGGTGATTTTCCCCGTCAGCCCCGAGATGCTCCCCCCGGCGGAACCATTGCAATCCCGGCCAAAACGCAAATTCCCAAGCGTTGAGTTTAACGAACTGGCGAGCGTGGTTGCCTCTTTCGCTGTACCGGACACAAAATTTGACCAGAAAGACAGTGTGTTCTGAATCGTGGTGGCCGCGTGTTTAACGGAAATAATATCCCCTTTAACTTCTGCAATAACAGAAGCTGCTGCGGTCGCCGCCGTCGAAAGCCAGCCCTGATCCACTGAACTGTCCGCCTGACCGCCGGTCACCAGCGCAAAGGTTTTCAATCCCCCCTCAAAACACGTCAGCGTAAAACTGAAGCTCCGCCCCTGGTCAACACCTTCGCGCAGTCTGAGCCCACCGTCAGGAATACTGACCTTCAGTTCTCCCAGCGTGGGATGAACCAGCGTGCCCGGCCCCTTTGTCTCACAGGCTGCAACCAGTGCGTCGCGTTGCGTCAGCACATCACCGGCGCTGTATATCCGACTCCCGTGAACGATAAACCCCTGCAGAGTGATGCGTCTGGTGCCCCGCCCCAAATCCTCCACCCATACCCGATCGCGCATGGGGTACTCATGAATCGCCTGTCGGCGACCAAACAGGCTTTCACCACCTGTAACCGCAAAAGGCACGCCGCGAAACGATGCCGGGTGGAGATTTTCTTCCCATCTCCAGGCATCACCTTCGCCCTGAGTCAGCGAAGCAAGCGCGTCACCAACAATCGTCATATCCACCTCTTACTATGGAAATGTCATCGCGGTGGCAATCCTGCCGCCGCTACCTGTAAACGTTTTTCTGTCGCCGGTCCTGTCATTAATCAGCGTCAACTCAACCTTGATCCCGTTATCCCTCAATGCTGTCGCCAGCGTTTCCGTCAGTTCCTGCGTTTGTACCGGTGAGGTGGCCCGGGGTGGCGTTATCAGTGGTGAGTCTGGTGAAAGTCGGGGATCATTACCCGAAAGGGGCTGTGTGCCGTTGTTTGTGATGAGTTGCTCAATCTGCGCAGTGCTCCAGGGGTTATTCCCTTCGCGCCCGAACAAAGCATGAAGAACCCGGGCGCGCACGCCCGGATCAGCAAGATTCAGTTGACTGTCCGGTGACACATTCAACTCCCTGCTGGCATCCAGAACCATTTGCGGCGTGTTATTTTCATTGCCGGGGGAGGCAACGCTGATAATGTCACGCAGCGTGGTAAGCGGCGTACCTTTTGCAGCGCGCGCTTTACCACTGGCGTAAAGCTGCAATTGTCTGTCTGCCGCCAGCACCCCCTCTTCCGGGGTGGAAAAGGCAGCAAAATTACCGCGAGCCCGCACGGCCCCCCGCTGTCCGGCGTAGCGCAAATTCCAGGGGTTATTATTTCGCACTGAACGTGCCCGGGGATTTACCCCCGACGAAGGCGGACGAACATCAGTTGCCGGCAATGTTGCGGGAGCGGGATTAACAGCCAGCAGATCGCCCCGGAGTTGCTGAGCCCGATCGGTCGCACCATACCAGCTTTCATACCGTTTCCTCACAGCATCGGTCATAAATCCGGCATCAACAGCCCCGCGCTCCCGACGGGTCAGGCTGTCGTAAAGCGTCCTGTTTCCCTGTATTTTTCGCAGTTTTGCTGCATCCTCACTACTGATAAAGCCTAATGCATGAGACAGGCCAGTAAGGTCACCATTTGTCAGTAAATCCCCGACCCCCTCCAGCCCGTCTTTGACACTTCCATCAGACATCAGCGCTCCGCCAATCTTCTGCCGGCTGCGTTTTTTAAATCCGTCCCACGTGGCAGACAACTCCGTCAGCGCCCCGTTCAGACTGACCAGGGCGAAATTCGCCTCGGGGTCGACGGTTAAACCAACCTGATCGGATTTTGTCAGCAATGTCTTAAGTCTCGCCCCTTCACGCAACAATCGCAGCCCGTTCGCATCAAGGCCCAGTGCATCAGCCACTGTTTTCTGATTCTGAGGGGATAACTTCGGAAATATCTCAGCTAATCCTTCCACGGTTTTAAGCACACTGGCCGTACCATCAGCATTACGCGCTATTGGCACATTGAGTTGCGCCATCACCGCCAGGACATTGCTGTTTCGCCCCTGCAGTGCATCATTGAAGGTTTTATAAAGCCCCTCAACGCTGGACTGCGCGGACGCACTGTCAGCGCCCAGTAACCTGACCGCGCCGGATAATTGTGAAAAATCATGCACCGACATGCCGGCATTTTTTGCCGCCACATCCAGAGAATACGCATCCTCTGCTGCATCACTCATTGCGCCCCCAATCGCAGACACCCCCTTCGCCACACCATAGGTCAGCGCCCCCGCCCCCCCGAACCGGGAGATTTTTGAGACAAAATCCCCTGTCAGACCGGAAACCATCTTCAGAGGGGGAACCATGTCACCAAACAACTGCACATTATTCTTTGCCAGACGACCCAGTTTCTGAAGCCCGGCATTGAAAGCGGTGAGGGTCTCGCCCGTCTCCTTTCCACCCAGCGCCATCCCTTCCTTTGTCTTTGCCAGCTCAGGCTGCAGCGCCTTAACCCGATCGTTTATCTGCTGCAGTACCGCTGACGCCTTATCGTCAGCTCGCAGTTCAAAACCAAAATTATTATCCGCCATTGCCGGACCTCAAGCGATTAATGCGTAACCCCTGGGTATACCAGAACTGCAACCGGCTCCACGAAAGGAGGGCCGCGTCATGCGGCCCCCATCCCCAGAAGTACGTTACCTCAGCTATAGTGTTTTCCCATCTTCCCCGATCGGGAAGTAATTCAAAAAACCCAGCAGGTACGCCTGCGCCTCCCTGAATTTCCGGATCGGAAGTTTCTTCACCGCCATCAGGTTTACGCCGGAAATGACCGAAATCAGTACCGCCATCGCATCATGCTCGCTGGTTTTGCGGGACTCCCGGTAAAAATCGGAGACTTCGGCAAAATTAGGCTCCCGTAGCACAATTCGCTCCCAGGACTCCTTTCCGTTCAGGGTGGAAACCGCCTCATCAAGCTCAATGGTGAGCTCATCATCGAATCTGTTTTCCATCTTAATTCTCCGTAACCTCACGCCCTTCCCACGTCACCGAAAAAGTGGCGTCCTCACTGTTCACCTCCTGTGTATCCACTGCCCATAGCCCGCTACCGATAATGGTTTTGCCATTGGCAAGCTGCGCAACAATGTTGACATTCGTCTGCCCGTTAAAATCCGCGACAGTTGTGCCACCACCGTCACGAACGTCACAGCTAATTTGCCCCGGGACATATTCCTCTTTGTATCCGTGTACGCCGTCCATACCCGTAAGCGTGGTACGCTTTACTTTTGATGGCCGGTATTTGAATTTCCCTGCCACCATAATCGTCAGGCCGCCAACCGTAACGGCGGCAGTACCTGCCAGAAGATCATCGGACATATTGACTCCTTATTACTCTGACGTTGCACTCTGCAGACGAAACTGGTTGAGTACTGCAAAAACACGTAACTGGTTCGGTAACACCCCATCCCACAGCACATCCACCCGGTTCGGATTTTTTTTGCTCTGCTCAACAAGCAGACCTTTCGCAAACCCCTTCGAATCCTGAGCATAACCCGCATATTCCAGCTTTCTGTAGTCTGCGATCAGCTCCGCTTTGATGGTCGAAGGCGTTACAATCGCCGAACCGGACGCAAAACGCGTACCGTCTTTAACCAACGCCATGCGGGAAAACTTCGAGGTCACCTGAGTTTTCAGCCAGCGGTTGTTATGCATCAGAAGGAACAGCGTCTCAATTTGCAGATAACTGTCATCCTCCGCACCGTAACTGTTGGTCTGACAGGTTGTGATCAGATTCTCGATGCGCACCGTTCCGTCATCATCCACGGTCAGCGTGGAAATACCGCTGTGCAGCAGATTATTGCGCTCCGTCAGCATGAAGCGATCTGATTCCGGCGGAGCCATCACTCCACTCACTGTCAGCGTCTGTAACGGCCGCATCGGTGAATTTCTCAGACTGGGTGCCACCGCCCCCGCAATCGCCGCCGCCCAGACAAAATCCGGCGTCGGTGAATTACACATCCCGGACAGGGATTCATGCTGATTATTGCGGAGTTCCCCTTTTGCCGTAAGCTCACCATACGTCCCTGACGCGTACGTAAATACATGCCCATAAAGTTGCTGAGACCAGCTCCAGCGACCTCCCGAATCGGAAAGAAAATCTTTCAGGCTGTTCAGTGACGTGGTGTCAGCATACGGGCAGACAATAAAGTCGTATGCCTTGTCTCCTAAATTCGCCAGCGCATCATCCAGCACGGGGGCACCAGCACCACCGTTCAGACTGGTAAGCTGAATACCGAGACCTGCTGGCGTCGCTTCGCCACCGGGCGTGCCGAGTAAATTCATCTGCAGGCGGATACTGTTACCTGCCTCACCAGCATTTTTCGCAAGGACAGAAATGCTATTCCTCCCTGCGGACTGTATGGCTGTCACCGGCAAAGACGCATTTTTATTAATGGCCTGCGCCAGTAAGCCCGCAATTTCTTCCGGCGTATTAGTCGGTCGGATCGCCACCTGGACACGCACGCCACCAATATACAGAGAAATTATCCCCGCGGCGGTACATGAAGCTGTAACAGTGATGGTGCCACTTGCCACAATCATTTCTGTCGGACCGGAAGAAGAATCCGGATCGCCAGGGTCTGCCAGGGGTAAAATATAAATATTCCCTGCAGGGTCGTTTTTGAGATATGCCTGCATCATCAGATGTAACTGAGAGCCGCTACCGCAGAGATTCGCCACAGTCTGCGCCGAAGAAACCAACACCGGCACGCCTGGCTCCTGAGCCGCATCGGCCAGCATCTGACCTATAAGCAACGTACGCTGCGTGGCCGTCGCGGTGTTGGCCATGGAGTTATCCAGCTCAACAAAAAATAACGGCGTGCGCAGGTTATCAGGAACACTTGCAAAGGGGATCGTCACTGTTTACCTCCCTGAGACTCAGGAATCAGCACCACATCACCATCACGCAGACGGCGACGCCAGAAGGTATTATCCGGAACCTCCACCGGGCTGTTTTCAGGCAACAGCATACCACTGACCGGATCGCGCACGGCGCGCCCCAGCGTTAACCTGACTTTCATGAAATTATTCCTTAAGCGTGGCCACAACCACAGGTTCGGTTGTCCCGTCCGGCATATCGACAGTGATGGACATTTCATCAATCGGGGTGCCCGTAACGGGGTAGAAATCCCCCGGCCCCTGAAAATATTCAACATCGATCTCGTAAGTGAGCTGGCCGGTATGCCCCTCACCCTCCGCGCTTACAGCAACAGCGGAACGAATGCTTTTGAACTGCTGGATTTTTCTGGTCAGTTCATAGCTGTTGATTACGGACCTGTCGATTTGTTCGCGTAAATTTTCCAGAGCCGCTTCTGCGCGTACCGCGCCATCCAGTACCTCACTGTCAAATACCTCCACCCGTCCACTGATCCGGATGGTGGTAACCGAAGTGAACTGCGGCGCGTTGCGCCCCATTGACTGTTTTTCATCGTAAGGGGTCTGAACGAGCAACACCGGATAATCTGGTGTTGCTGTCGGCCAGTCCCGGGGGGAGTACACCCGATCTTCCGCCAGTGTCTGCCCTTTCAGAGCAGACACCACCAAAGACCGGACTTCTGAAGCATTCATAATGATTTAACCCGGTTCAGAATGAGTTTTGTACTGCCGTGACTGTCAGGCTGAACGCCTGACACGACATAAACGCGCGCTTCGCGGTAAAGGAAAAGGCGATCGCCCTGTACCGGGGGCGCGCGAAAAACCGCATCGCGCACCCCCAGTACCGGGCTGGTGGTATTAATGGACGGATCACCGTCACCCAGAGGCGCGATATCCTGCGTACAGGCCCGGTCAAAAATACCGACAATATCGTAAGGTTCGCTCCCGTCCCGGGGTCGCCAGTTAACCGGCTCAGCAAACACTTTCTCCAGCGGGGCCAGCAGTCGCTTATCCCAGTTAACCGGCATAGTCAGAGACCTTTTTCAGCAGATCGGCGTATTTCACCACAACACCCCGTTTACACAGTCGGTCAGCATCATCGGCATCCATTCTCAAACGCCGGAACTGCGGATACTTTTCACCGTTATGCCAGAGGGTATGCCCTTTACAGACCACAACCAGAAAATCCACTTCATCATCTGTAGCAGCTTCCTCTTCCGCCAGTTCCGGCGCTTCCTGAGCGCCGTTATTTTTAGTCTGTTTCGCCATGGTTACACCACCATTGCACAAAGAGCGGCATTAACACGGCTCGGAATAACAATCGGAGCAGACTGCATCAGAAGAATGCGCTGGGCCGGGTCTTGCTGCAACCAGGTTTTCGGCGCGTAAGCCATCGGGCCATAATTAAACGCCGGATCGAGTATCATGCCGTAGGCGCGTGTCCCCATCAGTTCAGCACCCGTCATCAGCACAGCCCCATCCGGGATCATTGGTTCTTCCTGGTTATTCAACGGATTGATGAACCAGTCGTTGTACAACCACAGATCAAAGTTACCCCAGCGACCTTTGTACACAGCCCCTTTCTGGATTTGTGCCCCGGCATTGACCTGGTTACCAAACGGACTCAGCGCAGGGAAGGTGATGGCGTTATCTTTGATAGTGGTATCAAGGCGGAAAGCGCGCCACGACTTATTGGTGAAAACGAGATCCGTCGGTACGGATCCGGATTTCTGCAAAACGCGCGTTTGCCACTCTTCGATATCATCCGTCGGTTTGGTATTGGTCTGCCCGGCCGGGACCGACGTGGGCCATTTATCGCTACCGCTGAGCGTTACCGTCAGTTCGCTGTCGCGTCCGAAGTCCACCACGGTTGTTTCAAAGCCCTCCCCCTCGATGGTTACCATGCCATTGACCAACGCGCAGGCCGCCATCCATTCCTGGCGGCGGTTAAGGTTGTCAATCTGGTCCTCCATCTCAAACTGGATGTTGAGCATTTCACGCTCTGCGGCAGTATATTCACCGCCGATGCGCTCGCCAATCTGACGGCGAACAGGCTTACGAAGATCCGGCACTCGCTTATCTTTGATGTACGCCGGTTTGAAGGTGTTGGTCTGGTAGCGACGACTCTCCACCATTTTCCCCTCCACCAGCGGCGAGCAGAACGGTGCCATACGACGCAAACCCACATCAACATCGATGGAGACATATTCAGTGTCGCTGGTCACCACATTCGGAAAGTACCGATCGAGCAACCAGTTCTGCGAAGTCATCAAATTCGGCACCACGCCAACCAGTGTTGCAGTGTCAAAAATATTCATGCTTTGTTCATTCATATAAGGTCTTTCCCGTGAGTTCAGGATGCACAATGCCCTGCCCGACAGGGCATCGTGAGATTTAAAAAGGGATTACAGGGGTGGCATTAGCTGCTGGGCATTTCCGGGGCCAGCGGCGCGGCACTGGTGTCTTTGAGAAACAGGCCGTACTTACGCATTTCGCTACGCAGTCCGGCGGGAGTCCAGGAGACGTCCGCCGTAATGCGGTGAATATTAAATTCCCCCATCAGGTACACACCGGCGCAAACATCTCCTGCGGTGGCATCAACATTATCCACCAGTATCGCACTCGGATTCTGGCTACCATCGCTCGCCGTTTTCACACTCAGGGTGTATTTATCGCCGGAATCAACCAACCCCAGCACCGTACCGCGCACGTATTTTGCGCCGGCAGCAATGGTGACGGTCTCCGTCACCAGTTGCAGGGGGCCCGCGATAAGTTGATCCGGAATAAAAGTATCCTGGCGGAAGACGGGGCCCCAGGTGTTCTGTCCATACTGATTAATTTGTGACATTTATTTCACTCCCCTGACACGGTTATAAAGGCTGATCATGGCACTGACGCGCCCCTTAGCGCTGGCAGTTGATGCCAGTTCCTCATCCCGCCCCAGATGGATGTTTTTAATGCCGGCCATGCGCTCATCCAGTGAAATACGGGCGGGTCTGGCTGAAGACCAGACAGGCATGCCGCCTGTGGACATAACCTTAATCGCCTGCGCGGAACTCATGCCCGTCTCAAATGCCAGTGCGGCGGCCAGCGCCGGGTTATCTGCTGCATACCGGCTACCAAAAATACGGGCGCATCGACAGCGTTCGGCGCGACGCCCCTGTTTCACCGCCTTAGCATCTTTATCGTCATCGCCATCATCAGCCCCCTCATCATCCCCGTCATCCTCTGAGGCGTCCGGGTCATCCTCGTCATCCCCGTCATCCTCCGAAGCATCCGGTTCGTCCTCTTCATCTTCCGCTTTTCGGCCTTTAGCCTTCTTTGCTTTTTTGTCGTCATCCTCGTCTTCTGCGTTCTCATCGCGGTTATCGTCATCCTCCGCCATGGCGCGCAGGCCCAGCAGATGGGCGAAACGTGATACTTTAGGCATCTCATACTCCTGCTATTTTCATCAGTTCATCAAAGGCTGCATCCGGCGCAGCCACAGCATCGGCCAGCCCGAGCCTGACCCCGTCGGGGGCCATAAAACAGGCAGCCTGGGTTTTACGAATAACGTCGTCGGCTATCCCCCGGTTACGGGCAACCGTCTCCACAAACAGCCTGCCTATCGCATCCACCTCATCCTGCAGAGAGGCGCGGGCAACATCACTTAACGGGATATACGGACTGGTTTCCGCTTTGCGGTCCCCGTAAGTGATGATGGTGACCTGCAGACCGTCACTTTTGATTTTCTGCGACCAGTCCACGTGCATAACGATAACGCCAACCGAACCCACACCGCCGGTACGTGGCACCACAATCCGGTCGGCAGCACTGGCGATCGCATAAGCCGCCGAATAGGCGCACTCGGTCAGGATGGCGTGTACCGGCTTAACACCACGAGACTGATAAATTTCATCCACCAGGTCAAAGCAACCCGCCACTTCTCCCCCGGGAGAATCAATGTCAAGGCAGATAGCTTTAACATCCGGATCGGCCAGCGCAGACAGATACGCATGACGAATACCGTCATACCCCGTCATACCACTATAGGGACGCAGCGACCCGAGCTTTTGCACCAGCGTGCCGTGCACCGGGATTACCGCGACGCCTTCCAGATTGTCGTATCCACACTCCTTACGGGCGGGACGGGAAAAGCCTTCATTGTCATCAGACTCCCACACACCAGCCCGGCTGACATGGGCAATACCAAACCGTTCGGCCAGCGCAGCCATCACCACTTCAGCTTTTCGTGGATGCAGCGCCAGCGGCGTGTTAAACAACCGCTGCGCCAGATGAGGTAAATTCATTTTGTTTCCGGTTCCTTAATGGTGTCCTTAGCAAACTGATCAGCCTGCAGCCAGGAGGGCAGCGGTATAGCCCGCTCCTGACATGCGCGGATCTCGCGCTGGCGCTGATCGAGGATCTCTTCCCAGTCTTCACCCGCATTCTCGGCAAGTTCCATTTCGAGCGTGGACAATCCGGCATCCAGCCCCAGAATGGCCCCCTTCTTCTCCGCGATGGGGTCAACCCAGCCACGCCCCGGCCCCATCCAGCGCGCGCGGGAATAAGCCGCCCTGACAGTAATAAAATCCGGCGCGCCGGCGGGTAGCGGCACTTCACCCAGTGCATGCAGTTCTTCAATGAAATTCATCAGAATCGGCTGAGCAAAGCCGGTCGCAAAATCATCGCGTCGCCGTGTCAGCGTTTTCCATGCCTCCAGCATCGCACCGCGAGCCGATGAGTAATTCACATCAGACCAGTCCTGAGTAAGTTGCTGAGTGGAAATCCCAATCGCCGCAGCACAATTGCGCAAAACGGTACTTTCGAAGTCAGCAAAGTTACTGTTGGGTCTGGCGGCATTAACTGTCTCCATACCCTCTCCGGGAGCCAGTATGGGAATGCGGGCGCCATTCTGGAGAGAAATCCGGCGGTCATCGTGAAACTCCACCCTCAAATCCTGATACGCCCCCAGTTCGGTGGTACCGGATGAATCCAGCGCGGCTTCCACCATCTTCTCGTCGTACGGAGAGGTGATGTAGGCCCCGAATACCGCATTCAGAATAGCGGCCTCCAGTTCGCTCTGGTCGTAGCGTGTCAGCATTTTCAGGCGCTGCACAATGGGAGCAAACAAACTGCTGCCCCTGTGCTGTCCCGCCCGGTCGGCGTCAAAATCATGGATAACAACCGCTCTCCCCCATGGCGTTTCCCGCTCAATACGCTCCCATGACATGGTTTTCTCACCACTCCACCAGTCCCCGATATGTGCCTTGCGAATGTGATAGGCCACAGGTACGCCGTCATCATCAATCTCCACACCACCACGAATATGCGGCAGATCAAACTGCTGCTGAGGATTGCTGAGCCGGTCAGGATCCACCAGTTGCACGGCTGTCGCATAGCGAGCTCGCCCCGGAGCAATACGCTCCGTCCGGTAGTGCATTACCGCCAGCGCATCACCATCAATCAGTTTGTGCCTGAACCCCGTACGCAGGATCTGGGTCACCGTTTTCTTTCGCTCAACATCACAGTAGCGACCGGGGTCATCAGCCCAGATTCGCCACGCAGCTTCTATTGCGCGCCCGTAATCATCAGCCCATGCCGCATCAAACGATTTACAACCAGAAATATGCCGTAGCGCGCGATAATCGGCACGCAACAACGGCCTGAAACTGGCTCCTACAGCCGAATCCAGAATGCGGGTCACACTGCCCGCAGCCCAGCCATCGTTTCGCACCATATCCCTGACGCGGGAAACGATGCGGTCGCGATAAATATTAATCTCGTTGTCCGGAGACCAGAGCCACGGCTGCCAGTTCGCCAGGTGATCGCTGAATGAGTCGGCGGCATCATAGGGAACCCGCCCGGAACCATTCAGGGACTGCAGCCTTGGGCGGGACAGCGGCAACGGATTTCCGTGCCTGTCCAGAATCTGAATCTGTTTCACCATCTGAACCTCACCGGACGGCGCGGGCAAGTAGTCATTCCCAGCTCCGTCTGTAACTGACGGATCAGCATTCGTAAATCCGACATGCTGGTTTGTTGATATGTCACGGAGCGGGGCCCGTCCCCCTGGGTATACGAGAAGCTGACCCCTTTTTCTCCACTCATCAAATCCAGCAGGGCCTGCTGTGCGTTTGCCAGCGCCTGCTGTTTTTGTGCACGGGTCATCCCCGCAAAAATACTTTCGGAAGAGTTATATCTGTACATGGAGTTCCTTACGGGAGCATCTGCGACAGACGTCGCTTTTCTGTTTTTTTCGGTGCCGGGAGTACCGCACCGGGTTCACTCAGATCCGTTTTTTCTTCCGGCTCAATCGGTGGGGGTAACAGCCGCTCCGGCGCTTTCTGAATGGCGTCCGCCAGCGCATTAAGACGCAGACCATGGTGCATTAACCCCTTAAGGGCTGCATAGGCGTACACAAGGCAGTCCAGCGCCTCATTCGCACGCCCGGGTCGCAACGTCCAGACACGGTATTTCTGACCGCCACTGATTCTGGTTTCCAGGCATTCTGACAACAACTGACTGTAATAACCCAGATCAAGAAAAACGGGGAAATGAATATAAGCCGCCGCGTGCTGCCCGGGATCCGGAGGCGTGAGATGCAGGCGGTGACGGATATCATCCTTGGCGGAATTGACACCAATAATGACGGGCTTGAATGTTGATTTTGACCGACCGCTCAGCCTGCGCACTGGCCAGACCGGCGAACGCTTACCCGCGACGGCCGATTCACCTTTTATCGCCCAGATTTTGCGGCCAATGCGTTCCTTCGAAAACTCATACACTTTGTTGGCATGATGGCCACCTGAATCATGGCAGACAGCAGTCAACGTAAACCCCCGGCCATCCGCGCGACGCCAGATCTGTCTGAGATAAGCATCCAGGCGCAACCAGGGTTCGTCCGTTTCCAGGTCGCCCCGAATCACGTCATGCGCAACAATCCAGCACTCTTCATTACGCCCCCACGCAACAACGGTGATCTCAAAACGATCGTCCTGCGTATCCACACCAGCGGTCAGAAGCGCAGCGCCGTCAGGAACTTCCGCGGGCCAGATTTCAGCCCGGGCGGCAAGCGTCCTCTCACTGAGGGCCATATCGCCCGCATCCTCATAGGGTTCACCCAGCGTGGTATTGATAAAAGTCTGTCGTTGCAGGGGGTCATCTTTCACTTTCAGCCACTCTGCAACCAGCGCAGGCCATGCGGCATTGGCGTGCGGGCTGTACCCCGTCCAGATGTGAAAACCGGCATGACCACGAAACGGTGCTGTAGCACGCCACTCCCCCCTGATCAGCATACCAGGCAGATCACTATGAACGATCACACAGCCATTATGCCGGCAAAGATAATAGGTCGTTTCCGGAAGACTGTTACCGCTGCTGTCTTTATCCCACTTGATACCGTAAGGTTTATCCTTCCCTCCCCATTCCAGCACCTGGTATTCCCCGCAGTGCGGACATGGAACAAAGAACCGGCGCTGATCGCTCTCCAGATACGCCTTCTCAATACGGCTGATACCTTTTACCGTCGGCGTGGACCCCAGAACAATCTTGCGATTCCAGAACGTCTCGGAACGTTTGGTGCCAAGTGCAATCTGATCCCCCTCCGAGCCAGCACCACCAGCCGGATAACCATCCACCTCATCAAACAGGATGATACGGCAGGTAATACGACGAAAGCCCCCGGGAGAATTCGCCCCCACCAGTGTCAGGTTTGCACCGTTCGTAAACGTCTTCTTAAGGATGGTCTGGTTACTGTTCTTCGCCTTCGGGGTACCGGAAATAGCAGTTAACACCGGCGTATCACGCAGCATCGGCGCGATCTCCGTTTTACTGTAATCCTCAGCGTCCTCCACGCGTGGCTGTACTACCAGAATCGGTGACGGATCATGCGCCAGATAGTACCCCACCACATGGTCAAGTATCTTGGTGTAACCCACGCGGGCAGATTTCATAACGGAAACATACGTGACCCCCGGATCCGTGATGGCGTCCATGATCCCATCCTGATAGGGATAGGAGCGAAACCTGCCCGTCTGGGCACTCGTCTCACGCGAAAGAACTGCGTAAGTATTGGCCCACTGACTGAGCGACATGACTGGCGGGGGCTGTATAACCCCGCGTACTTTCCGGAGAGCGCTACTGAACTGTTGTTGCGGAGCTGTCCTTACTGTCGATGGCAAGTTCATTCAGCGCCTCATAAATCAGTTCCTGCAGCGCCGCCACAAATTCAGCATCGTCCATGGTCGATGCCAGCGCCCTCAGGCGGGGGCCGTGTTCAGGTGCCAGCGCGATAAGACGGGTTCGCATTCTCGCATATTCCTGAGCGACCTCATCAACCATATCCCGCCAGGGGAGGAGTTGACCGTTTTTTTCTTCATACTCCAGCCTGACCAGCTCAGCCAGATAATGTTCCTTGATGGCCCGTGACTCTTCTGTGGTTCTGATCCCCCCCTGCTCGCGGGCCAGTGAGTCAAAAACTCGCCCGGCCCGTGACTCAAAACTTTCAACAGCCTGCACCACTTTATTTTTCCGGGCATTTCCCGCACGCAGGTCTTTACTGTCGCGAAACTTTTTCAGGTTGGCGTCACTGGCCTCAACGTCAACCTTTTTACCATCCATAACAATGTACAGACCGGATCTGATCCAACGGGCAATAGTTTTACGATCAACGCCAGCATGGACGGCATACGCACTGATACTCATGGATGACATGGGACATTCCTCCGGAAAAAGTGGGACACAAAAAAACAGGTGGGAAATATGTCCCACTTTTTTGGGACACAAATGGGACATTGCAACCCACGCCAGTTTAAGCCCAGCCCTTACAGCTTGCGGGATGTAACGAAATTGCAACAATGGGACATGGGACACAAATTCAAAATTTTTTAGCTAGTCAAACACCGGGGGTGCGCAATGCCCTCGCTTTGGAGGTGCCCGGGAAGGACCCATTCACGTTCGCCCATTATCTGTTCCTCTTCAGATTTAAAGCTATTTAGCCGTTCTGATTGCTTCGGCAATCGCCTGATTCAATGCAGACGGTAGCAGCGCATTCGCCATAGTGTTAGCACGGTCCATATACCCCAGAACGGGTTGTACCGGCAGCGCGTCACCAAAACGAATCAGGAGTTTCACTGAGCCCCTTTTGGGCTGCTGTCGGGAGGTGTTGGAGGCGCGCTTCCTGCGGCGCTTACCTTTTGATTTTGGCGGCTTCTTACGCTGCCAGACGCCGCTGACACCATTCACTTTACCAATAAACACATTCGGCTTAGCCTTCAACTGATCCAGTTTTGTACGCGGAAGGTTGCCATATTTATTCAGACGGATGTTTTTGGGGTTCAACAATGCATTACCGCTCAGGTGGTGAGTGCCGCCGAACTCAAACGGATCCAGATACGCAGCAGCGGTATCCATCACAAACACGCGGGCAACAAGGTTGTTTTTTGTTGCCCCTGCTGCGCGAACAGAGTTGACAGTAAAGGGTGTTGGGTTTTCCAGCCGACGCTTTATGGCCGTTTGCTGGGCGTCTCGTATCTGCCTGACAACGCTCGTCATCGCCCGCGCGGTGGCAAACGGGATCTGTTTTCTGAACGCCTCCAGTTGGCGTGATAAATCCCTCAAATCAGCCATAAGCGCCATTAACCCCGGCGAAATACGTAACTACTGATACCATCCCGGCCCAGTTCACTCTCAATGGTATTGTGTTCAGCACAGGTGAACCCCTGCTCCTTAAACCACCTCAGCAGCCCTTTGTGTGTCCAGTAGAAAATGTGCTCGTCTTTGCGGTAATGACGCGAAGAAAGAATGTGTTCGGCACTCTCAAAAATCGGGAGAGAAACAAAAACAAACTCTTCCGCCCGCTGTACTGCGCGCCCGGGGTCGTCGATATGTTCCAGACTATCCCAGAAGCTCAGTGCCGGGTAATGATCGGCGTACAGGTCCGCCCACAAACCATGATTAATAAGCCATTCAATGCCTGCGGGGTTTACATCAAAACCACGCGTGTCTGTCCTTGACTCAACAAACTGCCCTGCACCGATACCCACATCAAGCAGCGGGCCATTATAATGGCGAGCCACCAGCCGGATACGCGCCGCCGTCAGTTCCCGCCCCAGGTCGGTATCAGCCATTCGTTGATAACGCTCAAAATAGCCCATGTCATACGGACGGTGACGAGGGACCGGATAGCGGCCCATGCCAATTTCTGGCAACCAGACCAGACCGGTCTTTAATTCAGTTGAGAACGATTTCATTAATCCAGCCATTAAGTTTGTCAGTAAACCCTGTGATGCGTTTATCACAGTCATGATCTGCGCGAGTACACCAACAATAGTTATCGGGAATGGCCCAGCGCGTACGACTCAGGTCCATTTCAGGATCGGTAACAATCCCCGGCGCGTTATGCCCACCACGACCGCCAGCCACAACAAACAGCGGTGTTTTGTAGGCGATCGCCATCGGGATCGAGAAACCAACAGGAGCCACCACTGCGGCGGCCAGTTCGTACAATGTGCATAACTGCGTTATCGACAGTTCCCCGGCATGCAATGCCAGGTCAACTTCCGGCTCGTTACCAACAATCCACTCTTTTCCCGGTTCGGTATCCGCCACACTCACGACATAAAAACCGCGCTGCCGTAACTGGCGGGCAGCGATACAGAGATACGCAGGATCGGGATTACGGGAAGCACTGGCCCATTCAGTTCGCACCGTTGCAGGTCTGATTACCGCTATTCTCATCTCATGCGGGAGCCGTGGGTGTCGGTCGTTGAATGACGGCAGGTCAAACAGCAGCGGGGCGGTTACGCCAAACTGCCGCCGAAACGCCTGTATGATACTGCCATGGGCCAGTTCATTCGGCCCATAAACAATTCGGCGACGCGTCACGTTCGGTGGTGGCAGATAAAACGGGTACCCGCTACGCTGCTCATTTTTCAACTGTGTACGTAAAGAGGTGTTTGAACGAACGCAACGCACATCCAGACCAACGTAAAGTTCAGGCCACGGCGTGCAAATATATGAACCCGGAAAATAGCGCAAGAATGGGCGCTGATAAATCGTATCGCCCATCCCATACATCCCTTCGAAGTAAATCACAAATAGTCCTCCAGTCTTCCGTAGGGAAACGCCTCTAATTCGGTATATCGGGAACAGTTGATGACTTCTACGCCTGCCAGCGCTGCGGCGGTGCGACCATATTCACGGTGCCACGCTGCTACGCTGTCAGGTGTCGGATTGCTCAATCCAGTGTGTGGTCCGTGCCAGTGAATCCCACGGCTCAGCGAACAGTCATAGCCCACCAGCAATATCCGCCGGGCGTTCAGAGCAGTAGCTAACTCAATGGCACGAAGCCCGGAGTTAAACGATTCACTGTCCGTGTGAGGAAAATAATTCAACCCATAGCGGTGTGCGGCTGAAACGCTACTGGTCCATCGTTGCGCGCCAGAGGGAATATCACCATGATATTTCTCCCACCAGCCAAAGTCAGCGGCGTAAATATGGTGACACTTCGGACACAGCGCCCAACTGGAGTTAACCGCGATTATCGGATAACCAGAATCAGGGAGCAGTTGACAATCTTTCGCAGTCAGTGATGGGCCACTGGCGATACAAATAAAGGTTTCTGGCATAAATCAAACCTGACACCGTAAAAACATTATCGCAGCCCCTCACTGAAGGGCTGCTGTAATGCCTGTTACACCTTGTGCGTAACCGTATTATCAGCATCACTACCGAGAATATCGGTCAACGCGGTATCGACAGCGGCGTCAATCTGCTGATCCAGTGTGGATTTAATCTGCCTTTTAACCGCGGTGGTTACTGTGTCTGAACGCAGGGCGTTTTTCACCATGTCGTCGGTGACGATATCTTTCATATCCGGCATTTCTCTTTGCTCCGTATGGATGAGGCTTTTCAGCCAGTGGGTTATTTTCATGGGGTGTACCAGTTTTTAGCGTCTGGTTACGTTTTTGGTATGTACGGAAACCAGCTCCCGCCAGTACGATAAAAACGCGATGCAGTAGTACGCAAACCCAGAGACATTGTCATTTTTATGCATTTCTGAAACTCCCCCCGCAGGTAAGCTCCTTTTCCCTCCTGCGGGGATTTTTTTATCTGCACTGTGTCCTGACGTACGCCTGCAAATATCTCAGCTTTTCCTGGTCACTGATAATTCCGGCCCTGATATCAAGAACGTTTTGTCCAGCATCAGCAGAGAGTTCGACGGTGGCTCCATTGCCCACGCCGCCGGTGGTTGCGGTTTTATCTTTACCGGACACGGGACATTTGCCCCTGACGTACATCCGGCGAGCACCAGTGGCAAGCTGGTGACGAAGAACATCATTTTCAGATTCGGCAGCATTCAGCGCCTCCGTGTGTGTTTTATCCAGTTTCGCCAGCGCCGTGTGACGCTGTTCCATATCCATAATCGTCGCGGCCTGCTGACGGGTTACACGGTATGCGGCGCGGTAATCGTCGCGCCAGCTGACTGCTTTCCGGTAATAATGGTCAGCGGTCCAGCCAGCAACGCCAAGGGCGGCAATTAAGCCAACCGTAAAGTAGTTCATATCACCACCAGCGGATAGCCTGAATAAAATAAGCAACCGCCGCAAGGTCAGCCGAAAATGCAACCATTAATGCACACAGCAGAATAAGGCGTTCTGTTGTTTTATCCATTTCGCTGTTGTTATCCATTCAACACCCCGATAAGTTGTGCGACGCCCGGCAATACTTCAGCTATTCCCCAAAGTAATCCAACCACCACAACAGCGTAAAACATTCGTCTGAGAACAGGGCTTTGTTCAAAAAGCTTTAATGCTTCCACAATCCAGTCTCCTCCGCTATGCGCGGTGAAATTCACATGTAAAAAAGCCCCGCAGATGCAGGGCAT